TCCATCGCCATAGGTCAGCCCTAGCCGTTCTTGCCAAACTTTTGCTTTCGGGCCGCGCCACAGCCTCGCGAGGTCATGGTCATTCCACCATCTGCGTAATGCATTACCTTCTTGCCTTTCGCATAGCCGCTAATCTTGTTCATGCCGTCTTCAGCTAGAACAGTTTTGCCGCCACCCATCATGCGACCTATGCCGTCAGCGGCAAAATCAGGAACCATATCGCCTTTACTGTTCTTGACCATGTTGAGCTTTCCGCCATCTGCGTAAGACATTTTGTCTCTAGGCATCTTGCCGCTCATCATCTTAACTTTTTTTGTCATACCGCCATCGCCATACATCATATCCCTTGGCTTTTTTCCACCCATCATTTTTTTGGGCTTTTCTTCTTTTATCATTTTTTTGGGCTTTTCTTCTTCCATCCTCTCAACAGAAGTATTGCCTCTTGTAATTCTCTTTGACTTGCCTCTTAGTGCCGCTCTTGGCGCGTCAGCCCGAACCCTTGAACCTGTTGTTTTCATAACTGAGCCTCTCCGTAAAATTTTCGTTCCCACTCTTTATGCCTAGCAATTGGCGTGGTGAAGTACGGCATATAGCGAGCCATCCTTATTATCAACCAGTTAAAGGCAGAAAGCCACCTTGGTAGCGGTCTCATGTAATCAAGAAACAAAACGACCCTGTTATTATCTGTCTCGTTAACAGCAATATGCTCGTAGGTATCATCAAACACCACGCACTTACCTTCTTCCCACCTGTAAGGTTTGCCATCAACAACCAAGGTACAGCCGTTACCGTCTTTCGGTACAATCAACGCTAGATGTATTCTTATAATCCCAGACCACGGCCCTTCATGCGGCATGAGCATCTTGTTCGGCCCAAGTATAGAGAAGTACGCCGACACAATGTTTTTATGTTTATCAAGCAACGTCATGGTGTTTGGGCATTCCTGACAGTTACGATCAAACCTAACTGTACCCGCCTTCAGAAAAAACATCTTCCACTTGTCATCGTTTGATATATAAATCTGATCTGGGCTTATATCTTGAAAGGGGGTTAGATCATCCACCCGCTTCATCACATTCTTTAGCTCAGACAATATTATCGGGAAGTGAAACTCTAGCTCTTTAGTGATTGGAAACTCATCGTTACTAAAATAAACGCAATCGCCAACCTTGGAAAATCTTCTAAAGATAGGTCTGATGGCTTTTTCAAGCAACCAACCTCTAATCTCAAGCTCTTTCATCAATAGTACGCCGCCGTCCTTCTAGTTATCGGCTCGTCTTCTTCATCGGAACGCAACTTGAGAAAACCACCCTGCCTAAACCTCAATAACGCCTGCGTGGATGAATCCACTAGATCGTCATGCTCACCAGCGGGAAACGCCGCGAACTCTTCCACAACCTCTTCAGCGAACCTTCTTTCAGGTCGCCAAACTATTCCAGAAGCAAATAAATCAGATACAGCATTAACACGGGATATTTTATCGTTTCCGCGAGAGGGCGTATAATCCGAAACAGGTATGCCCATCGCTCTAAGTTCAAATATAAGCGGTGTTCCTGCCGCCTTGGCTTCTATTATACAGGCATCTGGTTGCCAGTCTGTATAAAGCTCCTGCGCCTTCTTCTTTAGGTCTGGGAACTCCAGACGCTCCTTAAAGGCATCAAGGAGGATAATATTCGCTACCGTCATGCCTTCATCGTCTGGGGCGTAAAAAACACCCCATGTTGTGCAGGCTGAGTAGTCAGCGCGTTGTGTTTTCAAGAACGCGGTGTCCCAAGACTGTATAACAAACTCACATGGAGGCGGTACGTTGCTCTCCCAGATACGCCACCAGTTACGTTTGACCAGCGCGCCCTCCTCAGAGGTGGGGTTCTGCTGATACTGGGCGTTCCACTTAGCAGAGGGTAGCTCTTCCCGTAACGCCACCAACTCTTTCATGGGCCAGAACTCAGGCCATAAAGGCTTCTCTGACGGCATGATAGCGGGAAACTCTATAACCTCCCACTCATCAGAGCCTGTACGTTGAACAGAGGACTTAACAATCTGACCTGTAAGGTCTCTTTTGTGCCAGCGTGTCATTACAATAATGATCGCACCGCCCGGCTGTAAACGCTGTCTTGGGCCTGATGTGTACCACTCATATGCCTTATCAAAGACTGAGGGGTCGCCACTCTGACCTTCCTGCTCAGAATGCGGGTCATCGATGATTAGCAGATCAGCACCTTTACCCGTAACTGCGCCACCCACACCAATTGCAAAATACTCACCTCCGCTACCCGTACTCCATCGACCAGCGGCCTTTGAGTCAGACTTAAGTGCGGTGTTAGGGAATACAGTCTTGTAATCTTCGCTATCGACTAGGTTACGAACCTTACGCCCGAAACCAACGGATAACTCAGCAGTGTGTGCGGTCTGAATGACTTTTTTATGCGGAAACAATCCAAGAAACCAAGAGGGAAGAAGATAAGACGCAAACTCGGACTTGGTGTGTCTTGGTGGCATGTTAATAATAAGACGCTTTAACTCACCATTAGCTACGCGCTCAAATGCGTTCGCCATAATTTTGTGATGCCTACCCTCGATAAAGGCAGGCCATACCCTCTTAACAAAACCCATAAAATGATCTTTGGCATGTTCTTTGGATTCAGCCTCCTCAAGCTCCTCTATAAGGGCGAGGATCTTGCGCTGTTCATCTATCGGTAGTTTGGGTATCTGCTTTAAAAGGGCGGGGTCTATCTTGTCAGCTAAAGGCAAGATTCTTTACTGCTTTGACTGTCCCGCGCCTTCTTCTCCCACATCTTATCTTCAGCTTCACGACTCATCTTCAGTAACTCATCAGTCCATGACTCTGTGTCATACTTAGGAACAGAAGGATCGTCATTAGAAAATAAACCCGATATCCACGCAAACAATGACAAAAGATGCACCTCTTTTAAACAAGCAGGAGATTGGCCTGTGTTTAAACAAGCTGGTAATACACTGTCGTACAAGACAGTAGTAAGACACTCGCTAGTTAAACACTAGATTAGATAATACAAAAAATACAAGGTGACGCGCTATGATGTTCGCTAAATAAGCGGCGTAAAACAAAACAGGAATATTCCTGTAAGCGCAAGAATAAGATGATTGTAACAATTTACACCCCTTGACAACTAAACGCAAGATATTGTTGATGTTTTTTTTGGCTAAAAATACGTTTTTTTTGCAAAAAATTTTAACCCAATGAAAATAATACAAAATGTGTGCGAATTTTCGGGATGAGTGGCGCAATATTTAGTAAAAAAAGTGTCATTTCAGAATTTAGAAATCGGTTGAGCAAATCCCTATATAGTAGATAGCCAGTCGGGCCACGCTATAAGGGGGGGTGGGTCTGGTATCAGCGATGCGGGTGAGAATCAGTCAAAAAGTGGACTGGTTATCATCTAGTGGACTGGATCGGACGGATCAGACTGGGCGGGATCTGACGATTGGTCTTGACTAGCCAACAGCAGTGACCCCAGCTTTCGCTCGATCTCACCTGCAACCTCGCCCGAATCTCTGTTGATCGAAGTGACCTCGACATTGTCTTTGAGCATGCCATTGACCTTGGCTAAAAGCTCTGCGGCCCTGAGTTCAGATGACGATGCCTCGATGCCATTCATCCAGCCGACCAACTTGGCTGTGATATTCTCACGCTGAGAGAGGCCGAGAGCCGAATGAGCTTGGTTCTTTTTAGCCTCTAAGCTCTTAACCAACAGGGAAACGTCAGGGTTCCCAGTCATCAACCTCGATGCCTCAGTACGTATCGCATTAGCTGACATACCATCAGCAGAATACGCCTCACGATAAGCATCCGCGAGGCTCAGGCCGCTCGATACCGCACGGCAGAAGTGCTGTTGCTTGCCCGTCAATGATCGCTTGGCCATTTACTTTCTCTCCACTCATTATCCCTGTCGATTCCGGCAGTCTATATCGCCCCATTTGCCTCCTAAATAGACCATATTCAGTGGATAATGGACAGTCGAGAGTAGCCCTAGAATGCGTTCTAAGCGACTTTGGCTTTACCCCTAATGACGATATCAATACGCCGATAAAGTCAGCGTATCGCAATTAGTGCTTAAAAAATAAGCACATAACATCAATGACTTACGACCACTATTTGCTCACTTTTTAATCATGTTGCCTATTATTTAAGCATATATCTGCTTATTTATTGACCATGTTGACTGTTATTTAAGCACATTCAGGCATCTAAGTACCGATCACCATCATCATCGCTCAATTTAATTTCAACCTATATTCCCTTTGCAATCAATCACTTACAATTAATTTCAGTTTATTTCATTATTATTTAACATCTTATGGAACTAACGTCCAATTCTGTTGACTAAGTAAGTAAGAAAGGAAACAACACAAAGTTAGTAAGCACTAACATGATGGCAGGGAAGATAAGTCAGGCAAGAGTACGTTAAGCATCAGATAGAACCTAGCACTTAACGGTGCGTCGCTACTAGCGAGGAGATGCGAATACGGAAGCCACCGGAGAGCGATTAAGACGCGGCAGACACAGAACACTGGGACATGCGGGATACCCAGTCTAAATAATCGAAGCCACATCCTATCGGTGATTCGGTAGGGATTGGCAGGGCAAGCGGAGAATGCGCCCCCTGTTCAATTACGCGAGAGATCATTGCGAACCATCGATGAACGGTGACAAGTCTAGACAGACTGCCAGTAGCAACTCCGCAGAAAATAGATGACTACTTATAGTAGTTATCATTGAGCGCATCGTCGGTGCGTTGAGTGATAACAACTAATCATATGGAGCAACACCATGGAATTATCAGCAGAAAGAAAAGCGCAAATTGCCGACATCAAAAGGGTGTGCGGCGACGATCTCGCATATCAATGGTCGATAGATAACAACGATATCGGGAACATGATGATAGTGATGAGAGCGTGGGGATTTGAACACACATTAGAGGCCGCGAATCGACAACTAAAATACTCTGGCGAGGTGACAGCGTGAAGCAATATCAAAAGCTAATCGCAATGTCGCGTATGCATCTAGCCGCCGGTAATGAGCGAGCATACAAGGCTCAGATATCTGGACTATTGCGGTCTGCTCGAAGTGCAAGAGCTAGAAAATATCTTCTAGATGAGATGGCCGCAGACGGATTTTGGCATAGGGAATGGCTCGATATGAGCCTAAAAGGTTAGCACACACACACTAACAATCTGGAGTAGGCGAATGACTTATTTAGAGAGCGCAGAGAACATCACAATCACTCACGAAAGAGCGATCATCGAACTGGAGTCGCATGGCATCGCTGGTATCAACGTCGAGGAATTCTATGACGATATGGGCGGCAAAAAATCCACATATGACGCGCAGGATGTCCTGCACTGGCTGGGATATTAAACACACAAAAACTTCACTGACGATGGCCGCATGGGTGTGGCCGAAACGCGCAGAGGGCGCGTCTGGAGACCCTATCATTAACTACTTTGGAGTAACAATAATGACACTTTTCAAATGCACGTTGATCAAAAATGGATATATTCAGGAGAGATTCTATCGCGAAGGTGACAGCGAATTTGACCTTCTTGAAGGCCTTGAGATTTTCAACTGGGGCGATGGAAGTTGGGAAATTGTGGAGGTGTCAGCATGAAGACTATACCGCTGGCTGATAGCGCAAATATGGCGAATGACAACGATGTTTATCAAGTCGATTTCGATACGGACGCCGCTGTCGAATGGGCAGAAGATGGTGAATATGTAACGAATTTCGACGATTGGCTCAAATATAGCTCCGACGCTCAGTTGGACGGATATGGGCGCAACAGTGGGCGCAAGCTGTGGGCTGTGAATCGCGAAATCCAACGCCAAATCTATCGCGTCTGCAAGGCTAACAGCGTCGAGGTGACAGCATGAGCAATATCGAATTACAGCAAAATGAATTTTGGCAAACACAGGCGCGAGGCTCTAACGATCAGGAGTATCAGATCTATCTGTCATTTGCAGACAATGGTGACGGCATTGACTTCACCACTAACAAGCCCCTAAAAACATACGACGAGTGGCTGAACTCATGAGCATCGCAGAGGGCGCGTCTGGAGACCCATTATTATTAAGCTATTAATACATGTTGCACTGATGACTAAATACTGTATACTGCGTATTCAGTACAGGGCAGGGCAATGTTAGTAACCACTAACCACGGAGTTGACGATGGATCAAAAAATGTTAGATATCAACGAGAGAGTGGCGAATGCTTGCGTGACCATCAAGGTCAGCATCAGCCACTATAAAGGCTTTAAGACCTTTATCAATGGCCTCAAGGTCGTGATGCAGAGGTCAAAGATTGCAGAAGAGCGAGAGCGCATGTCTGAAATCATAGCTAAGATCACGCCATTCCAGAAGCCCATCGACAAGGTCACGGCACTACAAAGTCTGTTGCAGACATACCTTTATTCTCAGACATTTGTTTGGTCTGACGCGCACTCAGGCCAACAGCAGAAAGGTGAGCGAATGGTATTCGCCACCAACGCACTCGCCAAATGGAATGATCTGATTGCACTGCGCGACAACGTAGAAGTCGCTCGACTTGAGCTTGCGCCAAAGTGGGATAATTTGCGGCAAGAAGTGATCGATGTCGCGTCCGATCTGCACATCGACATATCATCGATCATGATCAGCGGTGATGACTTGGCAAGCAGATTTATTACCACCGTTTCAAATCCAAGGCCGATCCCGCCAACAGCCAGAGGCAACATGCCTCTGCCACGCGAATTAGTCGAGCAGTTCGAACGTGAGGCAAACGAGCAATTGACGCGCCATATTATGGGCGCAAAGCAACAATCCCTTGACGATGCCTTGGAGCATTTCGATCTGCTAGTCACGCAATTGGCGACTGGTATCAGGCTGTCTCCATCGCTCATCGACAAGGCAAAAATCCATTGCGAAAAGCTCAAAGGCATGGCCGAGGCATATGATGGCGACATCAGAATACTGACCGCCGTTGAAACCATCGAAACGCATCTGCTCAACAAAACGACTGAGATGTGGAAGGCCGACCCAGCGGTGCGCGACGAGTCACTCGCAGTAGCAAAAAATGTACGCAACAATCTAAAAGCACTAAGCATCGCTCCGACAGCACAGCAGGTTGAGCAATGCAATGAAACCCTTTCGGCAACACCGTTGCCGGTCATCTTAGACTAATAATAACTACTCAGGGAATTAGATATGGCACACGTCACGGCTACACTCGCAGAAATCGAAGCGATGCTCCCAATCATCTTCGCCAACGAAGTCATCCAACCTTTCGTCATGCTCGGAATGATGGGTACAGCAAAGACGGCTTTCGTCAAGACTACCGTTCTTGATGCATTTGCAAAATCACGCGGCGTTGATCCATCGCAAGTCGCATTGATTCTTGAGAAAGTTGGCACAGGGCGCGAGGCTTGCGAGATCAGCGGTTTCGCCATCCCATCAGTTGACGAGAATGGCGACAACGTCACCACATTTTCCAAGCCACCGCTCATCGTTGAGATCGAGCGACTGAAGGCTTTGGGTTTCACGCACTTCATGATCTTTCTTGATGAACTTGCGCAGGCAAGCGATGACATCCAGTGTTTGGCTCGAGACCTCGTCGATATGAATGAGATGCATATCAAGAATCATTCTCTACCGACCGGCACGTTGATCGTCGGTGCGGGTAATCGACCAACCGACAAGTCGAATAGCAAAAGGCTCTTGAGTCACTTGGGCAACACTGTTCGGATATTTGAGGTCGAGCAGTGTGCTACTGGCTTTGCTGAGTATGCGCGTGGCGCAGGAATTCATCCTCTGGTCTGGGGTTGCGCTTTGGCAAGTGCCGACAGTCATCATGAATCCTCCAAGTTTTTCGCGGAGACTACGCCTGTAGAGTACGTGCAAGCATGTACGCCACGCTCTGCGGCTAATATGTCGCGTGACTTAGTTGCTTACTTTGCAACGCACCCGAAAGGTGATCGCGCACCGATCAACTCAGGAATCATCGCAAAGTTGATCAAGTCTAATATCGGTAGCGAAGCGGCATCGACGCTGTTCAGCTATGCATCGATGGTGAACAAAGTACCCACAGCGCGTGACATCCAACACGATCCATCCACAGCTATACTGCCTCACTTAGACGGCTCAGATAGGATAGATGTCGGCATGGCAATGATCGCCGCCGATGTTGCGATGTCATCCTCATCTGACGCGATGTCTGCTGACCGCGCATTCACTTACATCATGCGACTGCCTCTTGAGGTCATGATAACTAATGGCAAGCGGATGTTACGCCGCATGGCTATCGGTGACGGTATCACTGAGATCGATGGCAAATCATGGGTGACCAACAATCCTTTGGTCAATAAATTTCAAATGGAATACAAGGACATCCTGTAATGGCTAAATTCAATGCGAAACAGTTATTTGTCTGCGAGAACCCTTCGATGTCGGCGCGCAAGCCGACACTGGAGGCACTCAACGAAGTTCAGAGGCTATCGTCTTTGCTGTACGCGGCAGTCATGTCTTCTCAGATTGTATGGACGAGTAAGATTCCAACTGGCGCAACTGACGGCTACTACATCTATATCAACGAAGAATTTTTTCGCTCTCTCACCAATGACGAGAGGGCTTTTCTTCTGGCGCATGAGGCGATGCATATTCTTTTGTTTCATTGCCAGCGCGGCAACAGGTACAGGTTGCGCGGATTCTTTCGCAAACTCGCCAATAAAGTTATCCCTTGGCTCGCGAAGCTGTACAACATCGATGCGGATGCTTACATCAATCGCTACCTGATTCAGCTTGGCTTTACGATGATCGAAGGCGGCATCTTGTACGATGATCTCATCGATGTCGAAGGTGTATTCGTTGATGACCTTTACGCCAGCCGTGACTGGCCCGACGAGGATGACAGCGATCCAGACAGCGGTGACGATGACGGCGACAACAAGCCAGATCACAGCAACGATGTCGATGGCGATGACGATGACGATAAGTCAGGTGACGACTCAGGCGATTCGGATGACGAGTCTGGCGATGAGTCAGACGGATCAAGCGGCGAGTCTGATGAGTCCGACGATGACGATGGTGATAGTGAGTCTGGCGATGGCGAGTCTAGTGATGACGAGTCTGGCGATGGCTCTGACGATGGCTCTGACGATGATGGCTCAGACGCATCCGATCCTCTCGACGGCTCAACACATGAAGGTCACGACACCCACCTCGTCCCTCAGTACGAGGGTGACGATGTCGAAGCTCAAATGTCTGAAGATGAAACGAATATGGAAGACATCGTGCAGAGAGCGATTGACAGCTACAACGATCAAAAAGACAGCGGTGAGCATAATCAAAAGTCTATTCCTGACGCGGTATCTGCAAACTCGCGAGTCGGCGTAGAGCAGAACGCATCTCAGACTGATTGGAGGGCGGCACTGTGCGCGTACCTCACTATGAGCGGAGGTGGTGACGAATCCACTTACTCGCGCATACATCGACGGCGACTGATGGCGACTGGACTGATCTGCCCGACACGCAAGGGTACTATCCGATTGCCAGCGATCACCATCGACACTAGCTGGTCGGTACAGCAGTACGAGGAGAGAGTTGATACATTCATCTCTGAGTGCGCTTCACTGCTGGATGTCATCAACCCGACTGAGGGTGCTGTGATAATCCATTGCGGCCATAATGTTGAGAATGTTTTTACGGTGTCGAGCGGTCAAGAGTTGCTAGACGCTGAGATCGCAATGGGCGGCGGTACTCGCATGTGTTCAGCGGTGGAGTATCTCGACGAGAACGGCATTGTGCCTGATGTTCACATTATCTTCACTGATGGCGAGATGATTCCCAGTGACTTTGAGTCATGCAAACAGGCTGGTGCAATACTCGTTCTAGTCGCACGACCAGATCCGATGTACTGGCAATGGTTGCAGGTAAGCGGCATCGAATACATCATGGCTTGTGATGACCAGATGGAGTCGATCAAGCGTTAAATCACACGGGGCGGCAACGCCCCTACATTGAACAGCTTAAGGAATAAGACTATGCGAAAATCAAATAGACTCCACAGCAAGACAATTACCCGATCTAACTTTATCACGCATTGGGGAGATCCTTGCAGGTTGTACTGTAACGGTTGCCCCACCTGCAATGCGTGGGACGATTGGACGGCGATGACCGGAGAGGTTATCAAGTACAAAGGCCACGATGTTGCAGTGTGCGACTGCGCTAATTGTTTCAACGCGAGAAGCGAGGATATGCTTAACCGCATAGATTCGGCTTTAGACTTCCCTGTAAGGTAGATAGGAGTTTTTATGAAAACTAATATTGCAATCGAACTTGATGACGCACAGCGCAGTCACCTATCAAACGTATTTTATAACAAGTCAACAAGTAAGATGATAAGCCGCAAGGAGCTTAACAACCTTGTCAATCTGATGATCAATGACCTTCTTGATGAAGGCTCAGATGCATCAGCCAGCGATGTGACTAAGCGTATTTCAAGGGAAGGTTTTACCTACA